ACCACCCCCGGCGTAAATAGTACCTGAAGGGTCTCCGAAAGCTCGTGTAGTAGTACCTTGACCTCTACCACCAAATGAACCTCCATCTTCTCCATTAGCTCCATTAGCCCCGCCATTTCCAGCCGGGATACTTCCACCAGAACCAGTGTAATAGAAACAACCAGCTCCTCCTCCAGATCCACCAGCTCCGCCGTTACCATCAGTGTTAACAAGACCTTTGCGCCCACCAGCGGCGGTTAAAAAACCAGAGATATACGTGTCACCACCATCACTTAACTGACCCCCACCAGCGCCTATATAAATACTAAGCTGTTGACCTGGTGTAACTTGCACACTTTTAAGAGTAGCAGTGTAGCCACCTCCGCCTCCGCCTCCGCCATCGTTATTCTTTTGTTTAGACCCAAAGGCTCCGCCTCCGCCTCCGCCAACACAAAAGATGTCAATATAGTAAACATTTGTAGGAATAGTAAATATGCCAGACCCAGTAAATATTTGTGTACCAGTAATTGTGTTGTTATGAATAGTACCATTAACGTAGTCACCATACTCCCTACCAAAATTAATTGTCATATAATTCCAAGCCCTAAAGTACCAAAGACCTACACCTAGAGAGCCAACATGATATGATCCACACCCCTCATAAAATATAACACCATCATCAGCATGCATTGGATAACCACCTTGTTTGCAGACTATTCTTATACCAGACCATGGACCTGTTGCCGGTAGCGCCCAGGATGCTACGATCTGTTGAGTCGCATACTGGGCTAAGTTAAAAGACACAATACTTTGCACTACTAAAGAACCATCAATTTTGATCCCATTCACCCAGGCCGTCTTACCATTTAAAATATGTGATGCTGCTGCTGTCCCTCCGGTTTGACTTGCCAATCCATTAGCCTCAATCCGTCCTCCTCCATTATGAAAACCGGAAGGAACCATATAACCTTCACCCGCATTAAG